CCTCTCTTGATAACGCCAACAAAGTCATGGGCAGAGCAGATGTTTGCGTTATTGTTTTCTGACCAAACCGATCCCAGCCAAGATGGTATACATCAAAGGTGCCATTCAACGCACTAGGCGCAAGGGATGGATCATCATCAACTTGACGCAACTGCAAGGTCTTTCCATCAATTGTAATGTCAAACGTATCTTTTAATACGAGGATAGAACGAACCAAGCGTTTACGCTTTGCAGAAAAACTACCCCCACCAGCAGAACCCACAATTCGTACAGGAACAATTGTTGGTGCAAAAAATAAACCAACATCCAGTACGGTTGCGAGGTCTGTATCCAATGTAAACTGTCCAGAACCATCTAAGGTAAAGGTTCCAAACTCCATCGTTTTTGCTGTGTTTATTGCACGTACTACCGTAGATGGTAAATGCGTTGCTCCACTAAACGTAGTGCTTGCTGCTGGCGTGTTTGCTGTACCGCCCATACCACTATGGTTTGCACAGTAATAAAAAAGTGGTGGTGCGTCTGTTGGCACAACAAAGGTTAGCTGAGTAGATGAATTATGGGTAACGCCTGTTGTGAACTCAGACCCCCCGCCATGTGTGCCATCTGCCGTTGCGCTTAAACGAAATGGATGGGCAGATGGATAGTTAAAGATATAGGTATTACCTTCAGTAAGATTGATCGTAGCCTGCTGAACGCCATCAATAAAAAATTTATTTCCACCACCGGGGTCAACGACAGTTACAGTAAATGTTGTCGATGCAGCGGTTGTGGTTGTTGATATGGAGCAGTCTGTCGTAAACGAATCTGAAAGCTCTTCTAAAAACCATTTGGTGACAGAGTTAATCGTTCGTTTAACAACAAAAAACACACGGTCATCAACTTGGTCAACAGACCAAAAGTATCCTTCTGTAGTCCATGGCACCCACCCAAAAATCTTTTGATGGCGATTAGAATGATACAAAGATGCATTACCTGTTGAATGATCTGTATACACTCCAAATTGCTCTATGCGAGTGGCGTCGCCAACAAACACAGCACTATCATCAAACTGAGAAAGTACATCATCTGCAAAGTCATTTATTGAATTTGACTCAAATGTTTGAAGCAAGTCGTTGAACTCAATCTCACGTACAGTAAGCCCACTGTCCTGTACAAAGATTGCAGCGTTATCCAGATTTATTGGACGAACACGATTTGATCCATATTCAGATTGCCGCCTCGGTAAAAAACTGGCGGGCGTAATCGGATTGTTATCGCTCTCAGGTTGAAAGAACTCAGAGTTGTTCGTGTTAATCAAAAGGTGTGTAGTCGAAACTAAATGGCGTATTTCACTAACCTTGTCAGTACCAAGCTGCCCAAAGACAGCTTCATCCGCTTCGGCTGTGCCGTCATCAAAATTAAATGGCGCATTTGTTTTGCTCATCATTATGTGCTGCGGCAATGACTTTGTGCCACCAAAACACATACGAGCAGAATGGAACGTGACAGAACGAGCGTATCCATTTACATCTGAAAAGACCGCTTCATCCCATTCAACATCTGCTGATGTTGAAGGTAGCGATTCAATCACTGTCGCATCAACGACTGTATCACTTGTCTTAGCAGTGATTTTTATTTGTTTGCCTTTGTAGCGAACATTTACGCCAACATGAGCATCTGCCCAATATCCAGCACTCAATGTTAAAGTTATCGTGCCACTTGTACCGCTTGGCGTTAGCGTAATCGAGTCATCGGCAAACTTAAAATACGGCTGAAACAATTTGTCTGTAGTAGCCGAGTCTTCTTCAAATGCAAAATCAGCACGGGTAAATGTTGTTGCACCTGTACGTTTGATGTTTTGCATTTTGAAATCAGGATGCACAAAGATTGTTGTATCACCTGCTTGTGCGTAGCGAATATCGAATAGCTGTGCAGTTGTCCACGGACATCCAGTAATAGTCGTAATTAGAGAGCCGTCAGTTGGACTGCGAACCTGTATCTGAGTGTTTTGCAAACAGAATAAGTACTCTTGATCGTCAACAAAATAGAATCCAATCACGCGCGTTTCTTGGCCAAGATCAGCCAAAAACTTAGTGCCGGGTCGACGGGACACGCCACCCTGCAAGTGGGGTATACAGTTTGTTAAAGTTTCTGCGCCAGAGTTATAAGAGGCAACATCTTCTCGCGTTAACATCTGAGAAGAAAACTGACCCGCAGAAAAGTTGGTGTTAACTAACTCTAGTTTTTGCGTCAACGTCGGACCTCAAGGAATCGGCTAGTAGGTGCGCGAGTCCTTTCGTATCCGATTGTCTGAGACTGCGCGTCCATATGTTTTGCGGTCATTGCTTGTCGCAGAGCTTGGTTTTCTAGCAAGTTTGCTAGGTCAGCTTGCAATGTTAAAGATGCCGACAGTGCGCTAGCCATTTTCAACTCTACAAGTTTTGTAAAGTACGGTGGCCAAAACTGTTCGTTTACAGCAAACAGATAATCTGCAACGACAACATCATCGGCTGACGTATTCGTATAGATGTTTTTTTCTGCGTATCTGTCATATGGAATACGGCTTCCACCTACAGTAACTGCCCGCAAAACCAAAAGGTCTGCTGGCAAATCATACACAGCTTCCCATCGCCCAACAGGTGTGTCTGCTAGCCTATCCAACTGGGATTGCTTAGACGCAAAACGCCAAGCGTAGGAAGTAAGACATTCATCTCTTACGCTTGGGTATAATTCTTCCGCTGCTTTTTCTTCGTCAGTAGAGTTATTGAAAGCAGAGATTGGATTCAATCCCGCTAATACTGCCGCTCTCGACGCAACGGTTACGTCAGTCAAAGGCATTCAGTCACCTATGAAAGTGGGGGGAGATTGACTCCCCCCGGTTTCATTAGTCGCCGTCTGTTTCAGCGATAGCAGTGCCATCACTAATATCAACTGCTGAACCATCATTCGACAACACAATACAGAAGTTCATTGTTGGCGTGTTTGTATCTGACACAATGATCAGATCGCGAACACCCAACAGCTTAACCGCTGTATTAAAATAGCCAGCACTATTCACGGTCGCAATTGTATCCGTGGTGCTGTAGTGCCATAGGGTAAACCCATTACCCGTAGACAGTTGCGTAAGATTTGAATCAACGAAAGCCATGATGTATCTCCTTAACTTTCAGTATGTTGAAGCTGGAAAACACCATTGTCGTCAATGATCTTTGCCGCTTGAGACATAGCCGCCGAAACAAGGGTGGCGTGCTTTGTCGGGACAAAATCAACAGACATTTGGATTTCAGAGCCAGACGCAAAAGCAACCGCGCTTTTGTGATAGGCAATTGAAGTACGCGTGGTACTTGATTTGTTCAATCCAGAGTGCTGCATCACATAGAACGACAACCAGTATTTAATTGTGTTCTGTGATCCCGGCCATGTGACATTCTCAGGAGAGACATAGTCTGCGTTAGCAAACTGATCAATTCCAAGAAGGTCAGTCCAGCCTTGGGGCGATACGACAAGGAAACGTTGACCATCATCGGGAACATCATTGTTACCGAATGACTCATAGATTTGCTCAACCTTTGCAAGCGTAATGGCCCCCGAAGAGGAAGTAGCATTGCTTGCATTGGTGTCAATCTCATCAATGATAAGCTCATCCGATTTACGCCCCATTGCAGCAGCAATTGACTGTGCTGCAACCATGCGCTCGTCATGATTAATTTTGAGCTCATCAAGACGGTCAATGTACTCACCAGCGTAGAAGTCGGTCAGCGTGACTTCCACAGGCGTATGATCCCGGTTCACAATCGGAATATCGCCATTGCGTGATTTAGTTGCCGCAGCGCCAACACCCGCTTTTTGAAAAGTGGTGCTGGAACCAGTGATGTCTGTCTTTGTCCGGACAGTCGGAACAAGTTTCGCGCCCATGCGTTGATAGGCTAGATGAACGTCGCTTTCGAACTGCTTTACAAAAGCGTCATCAATATCATTGGCTAATGCCATAGGATTATCTCCAAAGATTGAGTGACCAACTAAAGCGGTTGATCCCTAAAAACGTTGGAGGTGGTTAATCCTTTACAGGGCCACACAACGATAGAGGGGCCGACGTTGCATTATTGATGTAAACCCAGATACATCTGCAACGCACTTGTCAAAGAAGTTTGGCGTAACCCTCTTGCACTTTTTTGATTAATGCCTTGTCTGTACCTTGATAATAACCCGGCTGACTTTGCATTTGCTTCAAGTCATCTATCGTTAAGGATGGCTGTGCAGAAACAACAGCAGTATTTTCTGGAACACGCCCGTTTGTTTTTTCAATAATCTCTTCAAGCGCTTCTATGTATTCCGCATTCATTGGTTGTTTATTAATGGTTTCCATTGCCTTTACACTCAGGGTGCCATTCAACCATTTAATAACAGACTGAAACCTTTGCTCACCACTTTCTCCGAGCTTCGCGATCTCAGTGTCGGGATTCGTGATGCTTTCAGCCTCAGCTTTAAGAAATGCGTTTATCCCGGTTTCAAAAGTTTCTTGCGGAAGTTTGTTTTGAAAGCAGTGATCCCGCCACCAATCAAGCATTGGGTCTGGTGCTTCCGCATCAAAGTTTATACCTTCTGGCAAAATAGACGTATCGTATTTAAACTCATACTTAGATGCATCATCTGGAACATTTGCAACGGCAGACTGCT